AATGTTTTCTTTCTGCAGTGTGGATTTTGACATAGAGGAGATTTGTGATGATGACTTTTAGTTTACCATACAAACAAGTAAACGCCATACTGGTAGCACTTGACGCAGAGATTGAGAACCAATTAGGTGGCAGACCTGTTGATTGGGAATCGTTCCCAGAGGTAGCCGCGATGTTAATGGCATACTATACAACACGTTGTAAGTTTGAAGAGGATGATTGTAATGAATGAGAATGAAATCAGAGGCATACGACTGTCACAGGCAGTCAAGTGGCAAGGCCAAGACATCTTTGAGGTAGCGTCTGCTGCCTTTGAGGATGCCAACTACCACAGTTTCAATGAGGTATTTACCGCAGCATGGAATGAGTTCCAGAAGGAGTTAGAAGATGGGTAAGAAGCTAGAGAACATGACACAGGATGAACGCATCGCATACTGGGCAGCGCAGCGTGAGAAGGACAGGGCTGATAGATGGAAGCGTATGAACCAGCTAAGTTATGCACAGCGTAGTTCTATCCTTGAGGTACACAAGTGTCTTGACGAAGTGCTTGACATTGCATTATACCCAGACATGGGTGGTGTTAGAGCCGTGACCGCTTACAGCTTACAGGAATTGTCAGATGCGAAGGATGTTTTACGCCATCAATTTAATCTGGATACCCGCGAACACGGTTGACATCTTATGTAATAAGGAGTATAACATATGGACTTGTTATTATGGATTACCATACTACCATTACTACTAATCATATTATAAAGGAGAATTGATATGCTAGAATATATCCCTGAGAACTTAGACTTTGACGTAAGCTTTGAGCCTACTCGTGTAGCTGACAAGAAGTATGTCATTGACAACAACACAAGCCAACCTATTGCTATCGTTGGCAAGGACTTCACCTGTGCATCACATGGTGACTTCTTTCGCAGTGTCATGGACACAGTGACAGAGAACCTTTCCTCACATGAGGTAGATGGTGCTAACATTGCGTGGCGTGATGCTCACAGTAATGGCTGGGCTATGCTTGACATGACCCTGCCTAACGTCAAGGCTAAGATTACTACCCCGAAGCATGAGACTGAGGTAGCGCAGCGCATCATTGCATTGCATGGCGTGGATGGTACGTGTTCTAACACGGTACTGTTTGGGGCTATCGACTTCTTCTGCACCAATGGCATGGTGCGGGGTGAGCATGACAAGGTACGCCGCAAGAATACCAGTGGCTTCAGCCTTGACAGGTTCATTGGTCAGCTTAACCGTAGCAAGCAGGACTTCTATGCACAGTCAGAGCGTCTGCAGGGCTGGGCTAACAAGCCTATCTTCTTTGGTGATGTCAAGCCTATGCTTGAATCCTTACTGAAATCAGACAAGACAGCAGACAAGATGCTGCGCTTGTATGAGCAGGAAGCTAACACCAGAGGACACAATGCTTGGGCGTTGTACTCTGCCTTCACAAACTATGCAAGCTATGCTGATGAGCGTAACGGTTTCAAGCTGCGCAATACTGCTGGCGATACACAGGCTGTCAATATGTTTCAGCGTGAAGCCAAGGTAGCACAGTGGATTGAAAGCAAGCAGTTCAAGGAGTTGTTAGCAGCATGACAAAACATAATTGGGAATATGTTAGGACTAATTCAAAGGGTGAGGCCGTGTTCCGAAAGGACACAGGCCAGAGCCTTGCGCATTGTCTTGAATACCTCAAGCATGAAGGCATAGAATATGATGTAGTTGAATCTGCTACCCTTATAATAATATACAGCAGGGCTGATAGACCTTACATGTACTACTGGACTACTGGCAGGTGGTCTCCGCGCCGCATGAACTACAACAAACATTTTCATAGTGACGGTATTGAGAACTTTGTAGAGAAGTATCTAAATAAATACGCGGATGAACATATAAAAGAAGACAATGAAAGGTATGGTGATACTGATGAAGACAGTACAGCAATTAGTTGACAAGTACTATACATCCAATGATTACAGTATGTTACGCGACAGAACTAAACAAGACTATAAGTATTTCTTGAGTGTAATGTGTAAAGAATTTGGTGATGTAAAGTACAAAGACTTGACAAGTAAGCAAGCTAAACATGCTTACGAAGATTGGGTTGCGCGGGGTATCAGCCTCGCCAACCATGTCTGCACTGTGTCATCTATTGTATTCAGATACGCCATTGAGATGGAGTATGCTACCATCAATCCATTCGCTAATGTTAAGCGTAAGTCTGCACCACAACGCAAGGTGGTGTGGACTGAGGATGACGTGCGTCAATTCCTTGACACTGCATACAGTACGTTTGAGTGGCGTAGCATTGGCCTGATAGTACACATGGCATACGAATGGTGTCAGCGACTAGGTGACATGCGCTTGCTTACATGGGATAACTTTGACTTTGCCAATAGAAAGCTATCTCTTGAGCAATCCAAGCGTAGGTCACAGGTAACATTGCCTATCGAAGATGACCTATATGACATGCTGATACATCAGGAGCAGGACTTTGGCTTTCAACAGTACGTTGTTCCTCGTACAATGCCCGTACAGGGGCAGTACCAGCCTTACAGCATGGAGAGGCTGTCTAAAGCTGGAAGGGCTGTCATGCGCGAAGCTGGGCTGTCTGATGAACTAAGACTGTCTGACTTACGAAGGACTGGTACAACACAAATGGTTGAGGCAGGTGTACCTATGGGACAAATCATGTCGGTTACAGGACACACTAACCCGCAGTCAGTTAAACCATACATGAAAAATACTTACGCATCTGCAAATAATGCATTGACAACTCGTAAGTCTCATGGTAAAAGCACTTAACTGCCGCAGAGAAAGTGATATAGATATGAATATATATGATATAGTAAGTGATATAGATTTACCTAATGGTCATACTAAGAGAATGGCTTGCCCTAACTGTGGTAAGCGTACCTTTACTGTGACTAACAACATGGGTAGCTTGGTATGGAACTGCTATCGTATGTCATGTGGTGTCAAGGGTGGCACTCGTGTTCACATGACGGTAGAAGACATCAGGGCTGGCATGGGTAATGCACAAGATTTTGCAGATGATGTTATACCCTTTGAGTTACCTACCTACATCATACCCCATCGTGACAATGTGTACATGAACAGGTGGTGTGCTGAGTGGGGATTGGATATAGATGAATTAGGTTTGTTGTATGATGTAAAGGAAAGCCGTGTGGTATTCCCTGTCATGCAGGAAGGTAAGATGGTAGATGGTACAGGCAGGTCATTGTCTGGGCATCGTCTACCTAAATGGAAACGATATGGAAAAAGTGGCTTGCCATACACACATGGTTGTGGTAAAGTCGCAGTTGTTGTTGAGGACTGTGTGAGTGCAGCCGTTGTTGGTTACGGTAACTTTGTCGGGGTTGCGCTTCTTGGAACAAGTTTGCAAGAGTCGCATAAAAGGTATCTTGCACAGTTCTCAACAGCCGTAATAGCGTTAGACCCCGATGCGCTACCCAAGACTTTGCTAATGGCGAAGGAACTGCGTGGATACGTGAACGATGTTCGTGTCCTACGTTTGACTGATGACTTGAAATATCGTAACCCCGAAGATATGGAGAAGCTAAATGGAATTATCACTGATTAGAAGTTTGATGGACAAGGAGTTCTACGAAGACCATCGTGGTTCCAAGTGTCCTGACCGATTGTTCAGTAGTGATGTGCGAAAGATTAAGAAAGCTATCGACACAGCTATGGACAGATATGAGCGTACTGTATTGCCAGATGAGATTGAGGCATTGTTTATGTCCGACAATCCTACTCTGACTACAGCGCAGAAAGCCTCATACAGTAGCCTGTTTGGGCAGATTAAACGAGAGCAGCCGTTGGGTAGTGACATAGCACAAGAGGTGTTATCTAAGCTATTTCAACAGGTTATTGGAGAGGACGTAGCTAACATTGGATTTGATATGGTCAATGGTGATGCAGCTACACTTGAGAAGCTACGCAACTTGCTTGAGCGTTATGGTGATGACTTCATCCCTAACCTCAACATTGAGTGGGACGACATCACGATTGAGACACTCATGGCGAAGGCTGAGTTGGAAGCTAAGTGGGCATTCAACATACCATCCGTCACTCGTAAGATTGAGGGTGTGTCAGGTGGTCAGCTTATTGAAGTAGGTGCTAGACCTAACACTGGTAAGACATCCTTCCATGCCAGCTTGATTGCTGGGCCGGGTGGGTTTGCCTCACAGGGTGCTAAGTGTATCATCTTGTGTAACGAAGAGCCTACCCACCGTGTTGGTGCTAGGTACTTGACTGCCGCTGCTGGCATGACAGCACATGAGGTACGAGACAACTTTGCAAAAGCTAAGTCACTGTATGAACCAGTGATGAACAACATCAGGATTAAGAATGCTGATGGACGTGACATGGCATGGGTTGAATCAATATGCAAGACCTTCAAGCCAGACATAATTGTACTGGACATGGGTGATAAGTTTAGTGTCGAAGGTAACTTTGCTAGAGAAGACCAAGCACTTGCTGCTTGTGCCATCTATGCAAGACAGATTGCCAAGACTTATGACTGTGCTGTGTTCTATATGTCACAGCTATCCGCTGATGCAGAGGGTAGGTCACAGCTTAATCAATCCATGATGCAAGGCTCACGTACAGGTAAGGCTGCTGAAGCTGACTTGATGATACTGATTGGTAAGTCACCTAGCGTAGAAGGACAGGAAGAAGACAGTCCACTACGCCATATCAACATCGTTAAGAACAAGCTGAATGGCTGGCATGGTATGGTTAATGTTGACCTCAACTACAAGACAGCGAGGTATGAAGGATGAAGCTAGTACTTGATGTAGAGAACACTGTCACCAAGCGTGGTGGTAAGATGCACCTTGACCCGTTTGAGCCTAACAACTCATTGACTATGGTGGGTGTACTGACTGACCAAGGTGTTGAGCAGCACTTCCCCTTTGACCATGCAGATGTTCCTAGTCAGGCTGACTACCATGAGCGTGTGCAGTGGTATCTTGACCAAGCCACTGTACTCATCTGTCACAACGTGGCACATGACTTGCTATGGCTATGGGAGTCAGGCTTCAAGTATGATGGTGCAGTGTTCGATACTATGCTTGTAGAGTATGTATTGCAGCGTGGACTGAAGGAACCTCTATCACTAGAGGCTTGTGCAGAACGCTACGAGTTGGTTACGAAGAAGCAGGATACCTTAAAGGAGTACTTCAAGAAAGGTTACAGTACACGAGACATACCATACAATGAGTTGTGTGAGTATCTATCTGCTGACCTTCACGCTACGCAGCAGCTTGCTGACAAGCTATGGTACAGACTAAACACTAAGGCAGATGCAGGTCTGCTATCTACTGCACGACTGACTAACCGCGTGGCTAAATGCCTGACTAAGATATATCAGACAGGCTTTGCCGTTGACTTGACTGTACTAGAAGAAGTACGCAGTGAGTTTGAGCAAGAGAAGCAGCAACTTACTACTGCTTTACAGGCTCATGTACGTAAGCTGATGGGTGATACACCTATCAACCTCAACAGCCCAGAGCAATTGTCATGGGTTATCTACAGCCGTAAGGTTATGGACAAGCCATATTGGGGCAACGCTATTGACCCATACATGGCAGACGCAGACTTCCGCAGCCTGATTGCTGGTGGTACTGAGCGTGTACAAAAGACAGTAGCGCAACAGTGTCGTGAGTGTAACGGTACTGGACAGATACGAAAGGTAAAGAAAGATGGAACACCATTTGCTAAACCCACAGGCTGTAAGAACTGTAGTGGGCGGGGTTATCTGCTTGTACCTACTGTGGATGTGGCGGGGCTGAAGTTCAAGCCACCGACACCTAAGTGGGCAAGTGCTAACGGCTTCTCTACTAGCAAGCAGAACCTAGAGGTACTAGAATCAGCAGCTAAGTCCAGAGGACTGGATGATGCGGTTGACTTCTTATACAAGGTGCGGCGGCTATCCGCTGTCGATACCTACCTGTCATCATTCGTTGATGGCATTGGGCTATACACTAAGAGTGATGGCAAGTTGCATGTGCGTCTGTTACAGCATCGCACATCAACTGGTCGCTTCTCTGGTGCTGACCCTAACATGCAGAACATGCCACGTGGCGGCACGTTCCCTGTAAAGAAAGTGTTTGTGTCACGATGGGATGGTGGTAAGATAATGGAAGCTGACTTTGCGCAGCTTGAGTTTCGTACTGCCGCTTACTTATCACAGGACGAGGTGGCTATTGAAGAAGTATCTACTGGATTTGATGTACATGCATACACCGCTAAAGTTATTAGTGATGCTGGTCAGCCTACGAGTAGACAGGATGCGAAAGCGCATACGTTTGCTCCACTCTACGGCGCGACAGGATATGGCAGAAGCAAAGCCGAAGCAGCATACTACCAACACTTCACAGCAAAGTACAAAGGAGTCGCCGCTTGGCACTCCCGACTGGCTAAAGAAGCTGTGAACACACAAAAGATAACCACGCCTAGTGGCAGAGAGTTTGCGTTCCCTGATGTGGTACGTAAATCTACAGGGCGTGTCTCCCACTTTACACAGATTAAGAATTACCCTGTGCAATCATTCGCTACTGCAGACATTGTACCTATTGCATTGCTGCACATTGATGACTTGCTAAAGGGTATGCAATCATGTATAGTGAACTCAGTGCATGACAGTATTGTTATTGACGTACACCCTGACGAAGAAGCGCAGGTTATCAATGTCATAGCTGCTACTAATGATGCACTACCTGAACTCATCACTCAACGGTGGGGAGTTGACTTCAATGTACCTCTATTATTAGAGGCAAAGATAGGCCCGAATTGGCTTGACACCAAGGACGTAACCTGATATAACTATGCATTCTACAACTGAAAAGGAGTTAATTATATGACTGAACTTACCACAATTGATACGAACAACTATGCTGAGATGGCTAAAGCTATGGGCATGGCTAATGAAACAGCAACCACTAAGAAGCAGGGCATGTTCCTTGCTCGTCTACGCATTAATCATTCTGCTATTCTTGGTGCAGAGAGCATCTTAGTTAAGGCAGGTACATACAAGCTGGAGATTCCAGATGGCCCTACCTACTACGCTGAGTCTGCTGTTGTCCGTCCGTTTATGCAACGCTTCATGTACAAGAAGTTTGTGATGGGCAGTGCTGGCAAACCTAATCGTTACGTCAAGACTGTTATGGCTGATACCCTTAACATGGACTTGAAGGATAATGATGGTGGCTTTAACTGTGGCAAACCTGCTGGCTGGATTGAAGACTACGCTTCACTACCGGATTCCACTAAGGAACTAATCAAATCAATCAAGCGTGTACGAGTAGTGCTTGGTAATGTCGAGTTGATTAATCCTAAAGATGTCAACGGTAATCCTGTTGAGTTGGAATCTACCCCATTCATCTGGGAAGTAGAGAACCGTGACGCATTCAAGACAGTTGGCGGCGTGTTCACAAAGCTGGCTAAGATGAAGCGTCTACCTGTCCAGCATACAGTAGACCTTACTACTGAGGAGCGTAAGCTGCCTAATGGCAATAGCTTCTACCTACCTCTGACTGGTATGGATATTACTAAGACAGTTGAACTAGAGCAGAAAGACCAAGACCTCTTTGCTGACTTCATGTCATGGGTTCAGAACTACAACGAGTATATCATCAATGCCTATGCAGAGAAAGCAGGGGATAGTGATGGTGATGAGTTGGATGAGTTGGACATCAACGACATCATTGACGTTGAAGAGGTAGCGTAATGAACCATCCTGCTGAACTGGCGTTACATCAGTACATGGATAGTGCTGTCAAGGGTGACAGTACCATGTCTGAGACTACCATCAATCAGGTAGCCACAGATATATCCGATGCACTGAAGCGTCAGTTTGGTGGGGGAAACAAGCGAGGTGACTTCAGGATTCGCATGTCTAATGTTGGCAGACCTACTTGCCAGCTATGGTATGAGAAGAACAAGCCTGAAGTTGCCTTGCCTTTCCCCACCACATTCATAATGAACATGATGCTTGGAGACATCGTTGAAGCTGTCTTCAAGGGATTGCTAAAGGAAGCGGGGGTGCGATATGAAGATAGTGAAACCGTTCATCTGGACGTTGGTAACGATAGCATTCGCGGCTCATATGATATTGTCATTAATGATGCTGTCGATGATATTAAATCAGCTTCCGACTGGTCATATAGAAACAAATTTGAATCCTACGATACCCTTGCCAGTGGCGATGGGTTTGGATATGTAGGCCAGTTAGCTGGCTACGCAAAGGCATCCGGCAAGAAGGTCGGTGGCTGGTGGGTAGTCAACAAAGCTAACGGTGCGTTCAAGTATGTACCAGCTACAGGACTAGACCTTGATGTAGAGATTAAAAAGATTGAGGATACTGTAGCAACAGTAAAGGAGAACAGATTTGAAAAGTGTTTTAAACCAGTACCAGAGAAGTTTAGAGGCAAGGAGACAGGTAACAAAGTACTTAATGATGGGTGTAGGTTTTGCAACTATCGTTTTGATTGTTGGCCTACTCTAACAGAGAAGCCAGCCGTTATGTCACAGGCAAAGAATCCACCTATCATCTCATACATAGGAGATGTAATTGCTGCATAAGGCAAGACGTATGGCTATTAAGTATGGGTATCGCAGTGGGCTAGAACACCAGCTATCCCTGTATCTTGATGAACACAAGGTCAAGTATGACTACGAGAACATCAAGATAGAATGGGAAGACCTAGCCTACCGCACCTATACGCCAGACTTTATACTGTACAAC